CGGGCCGGTGCCCGTCGCGGTCGGCGTCGTCGCTTGTTGCTCGTTGACGCCAAGCACGTCCCCGACGCGCGTGAGGTTAAGCGACACGTTCACGTTATCCCGCTTGCCCGCCGGGTACTCCAGCGTAAGCGCCGTGTCTTGCCCCGCGGCCGGCGCGACGCGGAGCGTGTTGGGATATATGTCGGATGGCAAGGACAACTCCAGCGGGTCAAGCGACGCGCTCTTAATGAGGTCCGCGAGGTCGTGAGATTTCTGATAGTCAAAGAGCCGGCCGGCGAGTTGGACACCCTGTAAGGAACTCCATTGATCCTGTACCCTCGGGTTCAAGACACCCCCCGACTCACGGACTTGCGTCTCGGGCTTCCCAAACGTACTCGAAACCAGTATCTCGCCGCCCTCCTCTACAAGCGGGATCTCAACGCTTGTGGTCCCGCGCGACAGGGTGGCGACGGCCATTTACAGCCCCCGCCGCCGGCTTGGGTCGCTGCGATAGCGCCCGGTGGACTCGGTGAGCGTGCGGCCGTCAAGCGATACGCCCTGCCCGTTTGCCGTGCGTGCGATTGGTCGCCCGCGGCCGCCCGGCGTTCCGCCTGCCGTGCCGCCGCCGCCTTCGTCAAGACGGCCAAAGGAGAAGTTCCCACCCACGTCAACGCCGGGGAGGTTTGACAGCAGATCGGCAATACCATTTGCTAAAAATTCAATATCGCTAATCACATCATTCACGAACGGCGCGATTAGCCCCTTAATCGCGTTTATCACTTCTTCAAACAGCGGCTTCCAGCGCGAAATAGTGCGCTCAATAAAGCCCGTGATTGTTTGGAGCGCGCCGTCAAAGTCGCCTGTAAGTAACTGTAGTCCCGCTTGGACAACGGTGAGGATAGCATCAAATGCCTGCTCAAATGCCGTGCCAACAACTCGGAGCGCAAAGTTCACCGCCGAGATAATCGCGTCACCGTTATTATCCCAGAACTTTTCCAACCGGTTTAGGAACCCTTGGACAATCGGGCCGACCACCGAGATAAATTTTTGGAGGCGGGAGCGGATGGCGTTCACCGTCGATTCAACAACGCCGCGGATATTCGCAAAGTTCGTTTCCCACGCCGTCCAAAGCGCGGCGACCGCCGCCGCCGCGCCCGCAATCGCCAGCAGGATCGGGCCGGTGAGTGTCACACCCACGGCGGCGAGCGCGCCCGCGACTAATCCCGCAAGTGACGCGACAACCCCTAATCGGCCGATTAACTTCCCCATCCCCCCATCTGCCTCAAAAATCGCATTTGCAATTTCAAAGAGCGTGTTTGTAACGTCTGAAATCGCGGGCCGCAAGACGCTATCCATCTTAAGCGCGACAGCATCAACAATTGCGCTTAGGCCGCTAAACGCTTCGCCTAAGACGGGGACTTGCGACAGTAAGCCGGCCGCTCCGAGGGCTAACGCACCGACCGCGGCGGTCATGGCCCCGGCAAAGCGTTCGGAAAAGCCTTGGAGTTGCTCGGCACTACTTCCGGCGCTTTCGGCGGTATCCGACATGGACTCCTCAACGCCCTGAAGGTCGCTTTTCGTTTCGTTTACGCCTTGTGACTTAATCGCAACCGTCAGCTCCTCGGCTGTCACCATAGTTGCGTGCGACTAACACGGCGGAGGGCAAAAGCGTGCGGGCTATCACGGCCCGTTTTGTGACCGCTCGCTTGCCCGTTTCTTTTCCTGATACCACCGCGCCCGAACGAGCGCCGTGAGGTATCGGTCCCACCGATCCATCTTGTGTATCTCCCGAAACGTCATGTCCGTCCCGTCTTGAACGAGGGCGTACTGGAGGATTTCGTCGCTACTCTTTGCGAAACCCGTCCGCATCTCCGCGCAGCCGTTCGTCCTCTTTGCGGAGTGCGTCCATCACCTCCTCTAAGATACGCCGGACGGGCGCGACGCCTTCGGCCTGATACGTCTGATACACGCCGCGGGCCGTAATCTCGTCGTCGTCAACGAGGTCGTCAATAATCTCCCCGAGTTCACGGACAATATCAGATACGCCGTCAGGCGCGTCCTCGTCGTTCGCACGGCGTTTTGCTTCGGCGTCAAGGCGTTCCACCCGCTCGATGAACGCGCCGTTCAAGCGCCCGCTCACGGGGATTGTGACGCCCGCAATTGTGGCTTTCGTTTCGAGTAGGGGCGCACCCTCCTCGTCGGCAACGGCGTCAAAGAGGTCGTGCTGTTCGGCTTTGGACTGTTGATAGTCTTCATGCGCCGCTAGCGCAAGGTCCGCTGCGAGTTCGTCCGGGTTGTCGGCGGCCATCCCAACCGGATCGTCACCCATACTTAGGCCCCGGACGTGTCGCTAAAGTCGCTTAGCTGTCGGCCCGACCCGGATAGGTCCCACTCCTCATACTCGCCGTAACTTCCTTCAACCACGGGGAACTCGGGAAACACCACGTTCTCCACGACGGCCGTGCGTTCAAACGTGCCGTCCGCGCTCGGCGTCACGTCCTCAATGCTAAAGAGCGCCGGGTCGGAGTCGTCTTGTGACGCGGTGGCCGTCGCGCCCTCCCCGCCGAGCCATTCCTGCGCGGCTTCAACGCTAAACTTCGCGTAGGTGATTTCCACGTTCACGTTATGCTCGTACCGCTTCACGGTATCGCGGAAGCTACTATCCATCGTATACAGCTCCTCATGCTCATACGCGGGGACAATCGATACCTCTTGAATCCCGGCAATCGGGACGGTCGTATCCGCGGAGTTCTGGACCGACAGCGTGCGCGCGTTGCTCCAAATAGCTTCCTCGGTACTCATACCCGACACAAAACGGCGGCGGGCCTAAGCGTTTGCCCTATTCGTCGCCCGACTCCTGTTGTGCCGCGGCGTCTTGGACCTCTTTGTACGCGCGGAGCAAGGCGAGATAGTCCCCGAGTTCAAGCCCGTTGTACGCGCCGATCACACTAAACGCAAGGACCGAGATAATGGTCGGGTCGCCCCCGACGCGCAGCGTGTAGAACCAGCCCGCAAAGAGGCCGACGTTCACGACAATCGCGCGAATGATTTTGAGCTTCTTTAGCATCGGAAATTGGTCACTTCCGTCTTGGAGCGACGACTTGTATTCATCAACCACGCCGCTCCGACAGTACCACGGCCTGCGCTTGGATAGTTCACTCATGACTCACTATGTGCGCGTATTGACGCCGTGATATTAATGTCCGGCTTACTCATGGTTTCGCGGTGTCGCTTAAGCCCGTCGTCTCGACCGTGACGGACATAACGTAGTGGTTTGTGTCCCGCGCCGGCTTTTGCTCGCGGAAGTCCGCTTGCCCGGTCGGGTGTACGTCACTATACGGCGTGTTCACGGTGTTGTCATCAAGGTACTGCGAGAGAATCCGCGTCACGTCGCTCTGGAGTTGCCGAGCTTCTTGCTCGTCTAAGCTCCACGCTTGAATCTCGACGGTCGTGTTTTCAAGAAAGTCGTCGCCGTCCATGCTAAACGTCTCAAGCTGCGAGTCGGTCGGACTCCACAGGTACAACACGCCCGGTTGGTCCGCGCCCGGCCCGCGCTCGCTTTGGGCGTCATCCCAATAGTTGCGGATCGCGGGCGTGGCCGGCGTCCAGTCCGTATCGGGCGCGGCCTCAAGAAGCGCCTTGATTTCCTCCACGTGTGTCGTTGCGTCCGTCGCGCTCATACGCGCCCTTATGCGGCGACGGGGTAAAACGCCGCCCTACTCGACGCGCGTAAACATCCCCTCCGCGAGTGACGGCGGGGCCTTGTGCGCGTCGCGGGCGTGGGTCGCACGCTTGTCCTCGGGCACCTCGGCGTCGCACCTGTCGCACGCGTAGGTCGGCGGCGTGTCGTCGTCGCCCGCGTCGCGCGCTTGGAGCATGACGCGGATTTGCTGGAGTTCGGTTAGTATGCCTATGAGTATGTCCTTGTCGTCTAGGTCGTCGTATTGCTCGCTATAGTCGTCCATGATTGTTATAGGTCAAGTCCATGGTTGTCTAGCCATGGTTTCATCCGCTCGGCGGCCGGGCGGAGGTACGGCTGCGCGTCGACGCCCTCTTGCGGGATTTTCTCGGTCGCCACCCACACGCCAAAGCCGGGGTCTTTGCCGATCCGTTGCGCCCACCGCTTGAGCGGTTCAATCGGCGGCGTGTGGCCCGGCTCGGTCCCGTATTCCATCGGCGCGGCTTGGCGGGCGGTGTAGCCGAACACCACGTCCTCCTCCCTAAACTCCGGCGGGAACCCCGATTGCTGGAGCGTCCCCGTGTCGACCGGCACGCGCTCTTGCGACACGCTAAAGCCGAGTTGCGACGCTTGTTTGACGCGCTCGCGGTGGGCTTGATACACGTCCTCGGCCGTCACGTCAACGGTGAGGTCAACACTCGCCTCAAGCATTCTAATAGCTCCTGACGACGCTTATGGACGAGTCCTCCCACACGTGCCGGAGCGCGGTCTTGCCGAACCGGGTAAGCGTTAGATAGTCCTCCACGTTGCCCGTGGTGTATGACACGCTCCCGCCCTCGCCGCTTTCGCTTTGGGCTTCGCCACCCTCCGCGAGTTCCATCTTGTGCGCGGCGAGATTGAGGCTAAACACCTCGGCGTCACCGTCAAGCGTCGGCAGGCGACTCATGCGGTCGGTATACAGCGTGTCGCGTTCGGCAATCGCGGAGCGGATCGCCTCGCTCTTGCGCTCGCGGGAGAGTTGCGCCCAGCCGGTGGAGCTTAGATATTCGACTTGCTCAATAATGTCGTCTTGCTCTTGGGTGGTCGCGGCGTCCCAATCGCTCTTACTCAACTCGTCAATACTCGGGTCGGGCATATGGCACGCTACGCGCGGCCGGTCCCTAAGCGTTTGCCCGTTAGGGCGCGTCTGTGTGGACGGACTCAAAGCGTTGCCACGCGTCGCACTCGGTACAATAGTGTTCCGTCCGGCGTTGCGGCGTCTGGATCGTCGCGCCGTGGCCGCACGCCCGACACGTGTGCGTGCCGTCCGGGTCGCTGTCGGCGTCGTTCCACTCCTCGCGGGACCACCAGCGTTGCGACATACGTGCGTGTTTGTGGCGCACTTTCAAAACGCTACGGGGCGAAGCGGACGCATGAGTTGGGGCACGCTCCCGGTGTGGCAAGACGCCGCGATAGCCCTCGGGTCCGCGGTCGGACTCCTCACTAAGTTCTACGCGCTTGCCGACACGGATACGGTATGGTCGCGCCGCTCCTCTGTCGTCAACGCCGCCTTTTACCCGCCGTCACTCGCCGCGTTTGCGTCACTCGGGCTATGGCTCACCTTTACGGCGTCGTGTCTGTCGTTCCTCACGTGGGTCGGGATTGCCGTGTGGCGTGCGCCGGACGGTGAGGATTGGCTTGGCCGCACGGACGCGTGACTTACTCGCGGTCGTAGTGCCGCGTATCAATCGGGAATACGCCGGTTAGCCCGTCGTCGCTCACCCCGTGCGCGTGTGCGATAGTGGGCACGTTCGGCCCCGTCACCTCCCCCAGCTTGCGCGCGTACTCGCCGCCGGGCTTCGGACTCCCGGTGATTAGCACGGGCGGGCCGTTCCACGGCAAGCGCCCCGATACGTGGTGGTGGCCCATCCATATCATGTCAACCGCCGTCCCCGCGTTGAGGCTGTCGAGAATCGTACTCAGCCATTCCTTTTTGCGCGCCGAGGTGTCGGCCTGCGGGCTGCGGTCTTGCCCGTGGCGGAGTTGCCCGTGGATCGCGCCGTCGCGCAGGTAGAACACGGTCGGCCGGCCGGCGCGACCAATCGTGAACTCCACGTTTTCGAGTTGCCCGCACTCTTGAAGCGCGGCCACCGTGTTCCGCACGCTCTTGTAGAGGATAAGATCCGCGTTCGCTTGCTTGCTAGAGCCGTTGGCGCGTATCTCGCCGTGGTTGCCGGCTTGGCATACGATATGGACCTTGGGGAACGCTTCGGATAGCGCCTTGAGGTGGCGTAAGAGCGGGTCGTGGAGTACGTCAATCTGTTCGTCAAGCCATGCGTCTAAGTCCTCAAATTGGCCCTCATAGATGGATTCGTTCGTCACAAAGTCGCCGCCCCAAAGCGAATAGGCCGTGCGATAGTCCGACCCGTGCTTGTCCGCGAGGGCCAACGACCGCTCGGTGATATGGTCAATCATCGGCGGCAAGTCCTCGGTGCGGTGTACCACGTCGCCTTGATACCCAAGCACTTCATCCCCGGCGTGGAGGTCCGTCAGGTGCGTCACCCAATCTTCCGCGCCCGACGCGTCGCCCTGTGGCGTGGCGGTGGGTGTGTCCAACTCTCGATAGCGTCGTTCAAGCGCGGAGTGTGTGAGTTCCCACCACCGATTTGCCTTCCGGGTGCGCGTGCCCTTGTGTTCGCTTGACCGCAGGGGTTCGTCCGTCTCTAAGCCGATGTATTCCGCCGTCTCGTCAATATAGACCTTCCATCCCGACCGGCGGAGTTCGCGCAAATGCTCGGTGATAATCGCGTCGCGTTCGTCAAGCCGCCCGGTGAGGTCGTCAAGCGTCGCCCCGGTTTGGAGTTCGGACACAAGCACGCGCTCGCGGTCGGTGAGGTCATCCATATCCGGCGCGGCGTCCGCAACGGGCGTGTCGGACAAGTCCGGCAGCGCGTCGCTCTCGTCGTCTGAGCCGGTGGTGTCAACGGGGTCGTCGGGGGCGTCCCCGAGCGTGAATATCCGACTATTTCCGTCGCGTTCCGAATGGAGGTCATAGCCCGCCGCCCGCAACGCCGCGAAGTGATCGCTCACCGTGGATTTGGTCACGTCCAGCGCGTCGGCAATCTCGCCGCGTGTCGTCGCGCCACTTGACAACTCACGCAGTACCTCGGCCTCTCGCTCCGAAAGGTCCGGCATTACGTGAACGGTAGGGCCACGGGCGCAAAAAGGCACGCCCGCTTAGGCGTTAGACTCAACCACGCGATAGTGAACGCCCGGCTCGCCCTCTATGATGTACTTCTCAACAACCGTGCCCTGTCGGTATTGGGTATCAATAACGCGCTCAGTCATGGTCGTACTCGTCAAACGTCCGCTGGACCACAAAGTAACTCCGAATCTCCAAGAGCGTCGACCGGCCGCTTATCTCGTCGGTGTCGGCCGCGCCTGCGAGCCGGCGCTTGAAGTGTTGGTCGAATTGGTCAAACTCCGCGGCCGTAAACGTGAGGTCGTCGGCCTCGTTGCGTTCAATCGCCGTCTCCGCGACAAGCTTCGGCGGCTTGGGGGGTTGCTCGGCTTGGCTCATGAATCAAGTGGCGTAATACTCCCGCACTCGGAGCAACGGAAGGCTTGTGCGTATGCGAGCGTGTCTTCACGCAGTGGCTCTTTGAAGTCATCAGACACCGCGCCACACGTATCACACGGTGGATAGTCGCTCATACCCGTTCCGCCCCCTCAAGCGCGTCCCGAATCGCGTCGGCGCTATCCCGCCCGTTCACCGCGTCGGTTGGATGCTCGGCGGCGAGACTCTGGAGTTCGCGGCCGTCCATGCGCTCAAGCTCCTCGGCGCTATACTTGTTGTCGAGAAACGGGTCGTTTGAGTCGTCGGGGATGAACGACCGCGACCACGTGGGGCGATTGCCGCTCATCGTTTCACCCCCACCGTCGCGCCACAAGTGCGGCACTCACGCTCTGCCAACTGCGGCCCCCAACACGAACGGTGCCCGTGCGCCCGGTTGATAATCCCGGCAAGTCGGACGTGAGAGTGAAAGCAAAACGGTTCGGCCTCATGCTCAAGAATTTCAGTCATGGTTAGCGGTTTCGGAGCGTCCGCACGTCGGTCCCGTTAATCCCGAACAGGTCAATCGTGCGCCGGAACAGATACATCCGGGGGTTATCCTCGCCCGTAATCTGTGCCGTCTCAAGGTTGTACTTGATAATCTCGGTGTTACTAAAGAACGCGTCTAAGTCGCCGCTATACGCCTGTTCACGGGCGCGCTGCCGCTGTTGGTGCCACTCCCTATCCAGCGGACGCGCACCGGGAGAACGCCTTAGTTGCATACACGGAGGATATGAACCCGGTGCGACAAATATCTACCGGCGGTTTATCCGGGTAAGTCGTGTTTGCGAACATGCTCGCCTTGATTCTCAAGCACTTCTATGTTTTCCGCGCGGTTGTCCCACGGGATCTTATTCTTGTGGTGGACAACAGCATCCCCGTCAAACAAGTCGGACGGATTGGCACCGTCCGCAATCGCAACTAATTGATGAACGTATGCCATGCCGCCGCCCGACGCGACCATGACGTGTCCGCGCGGGTGCGTCCGATACGCGGCGTGTTCGCCGTGGTGTTTCCGGATCGCTTCTTTCCGCGACCGAACGCTAATGTTGTGGTGGCGGAGAGACTTTTGGACATGGTTGCGTGAGTAATCTTCACCCTTGGCTATTTCCCGCGCCGACTGTTCTTGGTCGACATACTCACGTTGTAGCCTTTCTTTCGGTATCGGCTTGTTCTCCCACCCATCCGGTCGGTCAATACCGTACTCGTTCAACCGCCGCCGAACCGTCCGCGGCGACGCGTCGGCCAACTCCGAGATTTCGCTCGCGCTCAACCAGTCATCAACGTACTTCTCTCGCACCCATTCCGCGTCTAACTCAATCTTCGGCCCCATGTATCCATACAGACACCACAAACACTAAGGGCTTATGGTACAACGTGCCTGTATGGGTAAGACCCATATTGAAATCCGCGAGGAAACGCGGGACGAACTACGGGTTTTCAAGGCCGAACATGGCATGACCTACGATGAGGCAATTCAAGAGTTGATGGATAATGAGTGATAAAACGTATCGCGTCCGAATTTGGCACAGTTACTACGATGAATATCCAGATGAACCGGACGAGATTGTGGAAGTAAAGGCAAGGAAACCCCACTTATGGAAAGAAGATCCATATTTTGATAGTGGGTCATGTGCCTTTGATATTCATCCAGACGACGCACCAGCAACGCTTGAAATATACACGAGTGAATCGGTGCGTTCTCCCCCCGGATATGAGAACCATGTTGAAACGGCATATTGGAACGGCCCGGTGGAGCAGGGGTTGCCGTTTGACCCAGACAGATATGACGGCTACCCACCGTTTGGATGCGAAGTGTGGGGCCGGGTATTATTCTACGTAAAAGACGGCCTAACACGCTAAAAGACCCGCGCGCCGGGTGAGCGTCGGAGTTGCACACGCGGGCTTTACACGGCCTCCCACAAAGGTTTATGGGTCGCTTACAAGTCCTCGCGTTCAAGATAGACGACGCCGATGCTCCCCGGCGCGGCTTCGGTCCCGTCGTTCTGGAGTTCAAGCACGACCTCGCGGCCGGGTTCAATAATCGGCTCGGTGCCAATCCCC